AGCTTCATTGGGTGTCATGGCCCCTGAAGAGGTTTGATCGGCAGTAACGGTATCTTCACTAAAGTTACTGGATAAACTTACCAGGCTTTTAATGAAAGTTGCGTTATCACCTAACAACGATCCATCTTCAAGTTTAATACTTGCGAAATCAGAACCAAAAAATTTAGAAAATATGCCATCAGCTTGTGATAATTTTTTATCATAAGCTAAACCATATTCTTTTCTAAGGTCTGTTTCTGCGGTTTCTCTTGCTGCTAGTGCAGTTACTTCTGTCGATTCAAGGCTTTCTTTTTCTAAGCCTGAATACCAATCAATTAACTTTTGAGCTTGAGAATTATTAAGTCCAGCTGCATGAGCTGCTTCTTGATAGCCTGGAAGGTTAGTAGCTTCCATGCCTTCAACTGGTACTTGATAATTAATTTCATATTGGTCCGCAGCTTCTGGTCGACCCAGTTTACTGTAGACTTCATTCCAATCATTATCAGTTGAGTGTTGATTGGGTAAACCAATTTTATCTGCTCCGACCATACGTTGTGCATGGACATAACCTTTAGCTAGTTGATCTATATCTTTAATGTTAGCTAATGATGCTTCACCTCTAATATCTTCAGGTAAGCTATCAATAAAATTTATTGGTTGAGTTGGTGTTGGTATTGATGTTGGTGTCTCAGATTGCGTGGGAGTTTGTTGTTCCTCGGCAACAGTTGTCTGTTCTTCTGACATCTATTTCTCCTTATGGTTTATCATTTGATTGATAAATAAAAACACAGAGCGTGTGCCTTCATTTATTTGTGACGCACTTGCATCACCAGGTACATAGGTAGTATTGTTAGCAAAGCATCTACGACCTAAATCGTTCAATACTTTTTGACCTTCGTCAGATCCGAATGTTGCTTGATACGCTTCAGTCATTTCTTTCATTAGGTTTTGTTGTTCTTTAATTTGCTGATTTTGTTGTTCATCAGTCATATTATTCTCCTTCAGTTAGGGTTTTAACCATTGGAGCTGCTTGTTGGGCCATTTGTGCTGCTTGCATCTGTTGTTGTTGTTCAGCAGCGGCTTGTTCGGCTTCAGCTCGTTGGGTTCTTATTTCTACAATCTCTTTATCAGATCGTAAAACTTTTCGAGGGACACCTAAAACATCGGTAATATGTTTAACTAACATATCAGGATCAATGTGGTCCATAACTGGTAGACGATCACTTAATGGTGCAATCATTTCCATAGTTCTCATAATAGCTTGTACATCACCTGAACGTTGAGAACGTGCTAGTGGTGATACATATTCAATATCAATTGTTTGACCTTGCAATTGTTTTGGTGGCTCAGGTAACATTTTGGATCTTACTAAAATATTAAATGAACGATCAATTAATGGCTTTAACATCTCAGCTTGTAAACGGCCTAAGACGGGTGCTAGCATCCGCATCTTCTCTTCGTTACGTTGCATAACTTCTGTAGCTGTCATTCTTTGACTTTGCTCAGATATTAATTGGTCAATAAAATATGTTTGTTGAATAGCAGCTCTACGTTGCTCTTCAAGATTAATACCTACTGGAGTATTTGCTCCGATGTTTAATGGTTCAATACGATCACGACTACCTGAACGATAAAAGTTTAAACCACCTGGTTGAGTTCTTACTGGTAAGACAAAGCTGTCATCAGGCACGAGTAGGGGTGGATCTACCATTTTCTGTGCTGCTTTAATAGTTGTCTCAGACATTTTGTTTAACATCTTAATATCAGGCAGTGCTGACATAGATGGTGAACGACCATAAGTTTCACTAGATGATTTTAACCAACGTGGAACTACATACGGAAACTCATTGTAACCTGATACTGAAATAATTGTGCTTTCATCTTTGTCATAATAGATTGATGTAAATGGCATAGACAAATTATCCATTTTATATGGATTAGTTTTGTCATTCGGTTTTACACAATGATATAAAGTAACTTCTTCGTAAGGATGTTCCTTAGCAGTTTGTAACATTCGTTTTGGTAATTTATCACCAAACTTTGCTAATGCAGCTCTAGCAGACATTTTAAATTCACGATGAATAGTATCAACTATACCTTTATGATTTTCTGCTGCATAAATTTCTTTAATGTGTCTGGTGCTAAATCTTAAAATATTATCTTCATCAGGTTCAATTAACATGCAAGATGTACCGAAAGCCACGAGGTCTGTATAGACTTCGTGAATTTCTTGTTGGAAATTAGATCGTGCAAATGCTGTGTACATTGTACGAGTTGCAGACTCTAGCCATTCCTGGGCTTCTTCATCACCACTAAAAGATTCATCTTTAAATCTCATACTAAACCATGGTGACGCTGAGTTAGTCAGCATACCATGGAGTGATGAAGCTAACAATTCAAGTGCGTGAAGAGCTGTTCCATCATAAATAAATTCTGTACGTTTATCTCCCTTGCTTCTTGATTTGGTAACATCGGCTCTACGAGGTAAACAATAGTCAGCCACTTCTTGCCAGTGACTTTCCCAGTTAGACCTAGTAGTTCTTAATTTTTCAAATTGTGCTTTTAGATCGTTAGCGTTCATATTTTACCCATTAAAGTTTTTTTATCTTGCCGCATGGCGTTTAGGCCATACATGTTATTCATTTGAGTAAAAACCTTGCCTTTTTTTTGCAATGGTTTCATACCTTTAGTCATGTCAGTTGCAGCTGCAAATTTAATTGGAGCATTAAGTACGGTTGGTGAGTTATACATTTAACCCAATAGTGTTGGTTTATAGACTACAGGATCACCTAAGACACCTTTAGCAGCAGTTTTAATTAAAGGTTTACGACCTTTTTTCTTTCTATCAATAGCTTCAGCATTACCAACAGAAGTAGTTTCTGCGTTAGACCCAGCCTTAGAATCATAGTTGGCTGCATTAACTCTACCTAGTTCTGCTTTCTCTGAAGCAGCTTTGTCAGCGGCAGCTTTCGTAGCAGCGGCAGCATCTGCGGCAACTTTATCAGCGGCAGCTTTGTCAGTAGCAGCTTTCTCTGTAGCGGCTTTCTCTGCGGCAACCTTTTTAGCAGAAGCAGCAGTAGCAGCAGCTTTAGCAGCGGCAGCTTTGTCAGTAGCAGCTTTGTCAGTAGCAGCTTTTTCAGCAGCTATTTCTTCAGCTGTAGGTCCAGTTGGTGCGTCAGGCACAACGTCTACAACTTTGTCTACTAAATTAATAATTTTCTTTTTAGCTTTCTTTAATATTGAACCCATTTATTTTCTCCATGTGTAAGGTAGTTTTAATTGTGCTGCATTACGTTTGGTTTTTTCCCACCCAATGCGTGCATATAAATCTATTAATGTTTTGTTTATAGGACTAGCTTCTAACAGTTTAGCTCCTAATTCAGTGGCAAGTTTATAAAACTTATTAACTACATGCCGAGTTAATATTCTACCTTTATGCTCATCTTGAATATGCATATGTACATGGTAGACGTTAGCTTCAATTTCATACATCCATACAAAACCAGCTGTTGTATTATTATTTACAAATTTAAATATTTTTGCATAATAAATAACTTCATTATGATCTTCTAAGTTATTAAATTTATTAATTGTTAAATAATTAAATAAAACAGAATAATCATCAGTTCTTAATATATCTATCAAGATAAAAGTGTAGAACTATAAACATTAGCTTCAGAAGTATCACCTTGGTTAGAAGTTAAAATAGTATTACTCATACCTTTTTTCTTTCTTCTAATTTTTTTCTGTGCTTCAGTTTCAGCCGTAGTAGTTGAAGTTGTACCATCTTCGTTTTCAACTTCATAAGTATCTTCAATAGTTGCAGCTGGTGGTGGTACATAGCTATCTGCAACTGGGGTCTGTGCCGCAGCTGGCATTACTACTGTCTTTGGTTTTAAAAATCCCATATTACATCTCCAATGGATTATAGTGTAGACCCGCAGCTTCTTTCTGCGGTGGTCTAAGTTGGTTTAAATCTAGTTCTTTATTGGCAATAGCCACATAACGCCAAGTATCAGCATAGTGACTAGACCAGTCGTGTACGGGCCGAGTGAAAGTTTTATCTCGATCCATATATTTACGGTGGTACCATTTCATAGCATCAAGAAATGGTTTGCAGTTGTCCCGATCAATAAATGATTTAGACAACAGCATCTGTCCCGCATGCAACCCATCTTCAACAGGTAGCTTGGGACAAATCTTTATTGGCCGCATGCCTAATTGATAGGCGTATTCTTGTCGACTGTGGCCCGTGGACATTTCACGGACCGCTATGTCGTGGGGGAATACATAATTGCGTATTAAAAAGTTCTTGTCTTTTATTACTTGAGCATAATGATCAAGGCCATGATTGCTATTGTTATAACAGTCAATGACGAATAGTGCTCGACCAATCGTTTGAGTGAATAAAAGGCACGTTTGATCAGAGATACCCAAGTCGAAATAGACATCAACTGGGTAACCAGTGTCGTAAGGAAATTTACCAATGCGTTTCTCCTGTTCCATTTTTTCTAAAAATTTACCATACACGGCCCCTGAGACGTTTGCTGTAAACGAGCACTCGAACTCTTGGTTGTATTGGTCCTCTGTTTGTAATTTACGAGCAGAGTCCAATTCCGTTTGTGGTATTAGTTTAGTTTCACTTGCTTTAAAAAGACAAGTAAACCATTCATCGTTACCTTTAGCATCTTCAAATAGATGATAAAAGGCATCCATGCCATTGGGCGTACCAATGAACACAATCTTTCCTAATCGGTCTGAAATAGCTGGACGTTGTACTTCCGTAAACATCCGTGGATCCATTTGAGCAAACTCATCATTTACAATTAGATCAAACTTCAGGCCCCTGGCACTATCAATATTCTCAGCACCAAATAATGTTATCCGAGCACCGTTGGGAAAATCGGCCCGCAACTCCGTCTCGTTATATT